AGGACCCGGTGGTGCAGCAGAGCATCGGCCAGAACCCGCAGGCGCCCATGATGATGGGCGCGATGCAGGCGCACATCGCCGAGCACACGGCTTACCAGTGGCGTGCGCAGATGGAGCAGCAGCTCGGACAGCCGCTGCCGGACCCGGCCGCGCCGATGGACGAGCAGCAACAGGCGCAGCTCGTGCAGGCGATGGCGCAGGCCGCGCAGCAGGTCACGCAGGAGCACCAGCAGCAAGCCGCGCAGCAGAAGGCGCAGCAGGCCGCGCAGGACCCGATGATCCAGCTCCAGACCCGTGCCCTCGATCAGCGCGATCGCGAGCTGGGGATCAAGGAGAAGGAGCTTCAGGTCAAGGCGTCGGACCTCGCCGACAAGCACCAGCTTGCCGAGGACCAGCTCCATGTCGACGCGGCAGACAAGGCCGACAAGCTCGACCTCGCACGCGAGAAGCTGGTGCAGGCCGGCGAGCTGGGCGAGCAGCAGATCGAGGTCAAGGCGCTGCAGGTCGGCATGATGGGCCGTGCGCAGGATCAGGAGCTGCTGGCGCAGGACCGTGCCAACGCGCAGGCCGACGTGGACCGGCTGCATGCCGAGCACGAGAGCGACCAGATCGGCCTGAGCAAGGACCCGGAGCCTTCGGACGAAGCGACCGAGGCAGCGGGCCCGGCACCGCAGGTGCCCGAGCCGGAGCCGCAGCCCGCGGTGCCTGAAGCGCAGCCGGAGGCAGAGCCCGGCGCTGCGCCGCCGACACCGCCTGAAGGGACGCCGCCGCAGTGAAAGGCGATGTTCCTACCGATGTCGACGAGCTTCTGAAGAAGCTGCGCGAAGAAATCGTCGGTCGTTCAACGGCGCTGGTCCGGGGTGCTCCCGCTGACTACGCCGCGTATCAAAACCTCGTGGGGGTTCTCTCTGGGCTGACCCTCGCCGAGCAACTCGTGATAGCCCTGCTGGAGCACATGGATGACCGCGATTTTGACACCTGACCCCGGACTGGTACTGCCGAAACACGTTGCAGGCGAGACGCCCGAGCCCGCATCGCGGTTGATGCCCAAGCCCGCAGGCTTTCACATCCTCTGCGCGATCCCGAAGGCCAAGGAATCGTTCGAGGCATCGGTGCTGATCAAGGCCGCGAAGACGATGGCCGATGAAGAGGCGGCGACGACCGTGCTCTTCGTCCTCGACCTCGGTCCCGATGCGTACGGCGACAAGGCACGGTTCCCGAGCGGCCCGTGGTGCAAGAAGGGCGACTACATCGTGGTGCGCACCTACTCGGGCACGCGCTTCAAGATTTTCGGGCAGGAGTTCCGCATTCTCAACGACGATCAGGTGGAAGCCGTCGTGGACGATCCCCGCGGCATCCTGCGCGTGCAGGCATAGAACCGATCGCCGGGCGGTTTCCCGGTGCACGACAAGGAGAGGTGACATGGCTGATCCCAGTGATGAAGAAGTGACGATCGATGGCGCCGCCGAAGGTGGCGAGGTCAAGTCGAAGGCCAACGGCCACGACAAGGATGAAGTCAATCTCGATGATGTCGAGGTCATCGACGACACGCCGGAGAAGGACAAGGGGCGAAAGCCGCTCGGCCGCGAGGTCAAGGACCCGACCGACGAAGAGCTGTCCACGTACTCGGCCGGCGTCAAGCAGCGCTTCAGCGAGCTGACCCACGCGCGCCATGACGAGCGCCGGGCGCGCGAGACGGCAGAGCGCGAGCGCGACGAGGCGACACGCGCAGCGCAGGCGCTGCTCAACCAGAACCGCGAGCTGCAGCAACGCACGGTGCAGGGCGAGACGCACCTCGTCGCTGCGTCGAAGCAGAACGCCGAGGCCGCGCTCGCGGCCGCGCGCATCGAGCTGAAGGCGGCGAAGGAGGCGTTCGATCCCGATGCCGAGATGGCAGCACAGGAGAAGCTGCTCGAAGCCAAGATTCAACTGCGCGAACTCGAACGGTACCGGCCGCGCGCTGTACAAGCGCCGGAAACTGAGGTACAACTGCCGGCAGTAAGCAGCCCGGATGAGCCGGTTGACCAGAAGACACTGCGCTGGCAGGCACGAAACCAGTGGTTCGGCTCAGACGGAAACGAGGACATGACCAGCTTCGCGCTGGGCTTCCACCAGAAGCTGGTGAAGTCGGGCGTTGATCCTCGCTCTGACGATTATTTCGAGAAAGTCGATGGCCGGCTTCGCGAGGTGTTCCCTGATTTCTTCGGGGCCGCACCCACCGGTGACGACACACGCTCCACGCAGCGCACCGCTCGTACGAGTCCCGTAGCTCCGGCTACCCGGACCGTCGCAGGCGTCACCAAGGTCAAGCTCACGCAGACGCAGCTCGCGTTGGCGAAGAAGTTCGGCCTCACCCCGCAGCAATACGCACAAGAAGTCGTGCGTCTGGAGCAGAAATGAGCGCAGTACCGTCAGCAACACCTCGTAACCCGCGCGACACCGAGACGCGTGCAGCAGAAGTTCGTGAGGAATCGTACGTGCCCCCGAGCACGCTGCCTGTTCCCACTGCCGAGCCCGGCATGACCTTTCACTGGGTCGCCACGCACGTCATGGGAGTCGCCGATCCGACCAACGTCAGCAAGCGGCTGCGCGAGGGTTGGGTTCCGGTGAAGGCGGTGGATCACCCCGAACTCGAATTGCCGGGCAACGCCGCGGGCAACGTCGAGATCGGCGGCTTGATGCTCTGCAAGATGCCTACCTCGAAGGTGGTGGCGCGACAGCGCTACTACGAGGAGCAGGCCCGCAAGCAGATGCAGTCGGTGGACACGGCCCTCATGCGCAACAACGACCCCCGGATGCCGCTGTTCGTCGAGCGCAAGAGCAAGACGACCCGCGGCTCATCGTTCGGCAACGGAACTTAAGGAACAACCATGTCAGCAACGGCACTCCCGTACGGGCTGCGCCCCGTCAAGCGCATGGACGGCTTGCCCTACGCGGGCGCCGTCACCGAGCTGGAGATCGACCCCGCAGGCTATGCGGCGAACATCTTCAACGGCTCGATCGTCACGATCATCACCACGGGCTACATCCAGCTCATGGTGGCGACCGGTGCCGATGGCACGACCAACGCGTTCCCGGCAGGCACTGCCGGTGTCTTCGTGGGGTGCTCGTTCGTCAACGCGCAGGGTCAGCTCATCTTCTCGCAGTACTACCCGGCCGGCTACGTCGCCCCTGCGGGCACGAAGATCAAGGCCAAGGTGGTCATGGACCCCGACGTGCTCTTCCAAGGGCAGCTCAACGGCGTCGGCGCGCAAGCGGTGATCGGCGCGAACACGTTCTTGGCGGCAGTGCAGTCCACCAGCACGGGCAGTACCGTGACGGGCAACTCCACTTCGGCGTTGACGGCATCGGTGGTCGCAACGAACGCAGCTCTGCGCGTCGTGGCGCTCGTCGCTCCCACGGGCGACGCGTTCCAAGACGTGCTGGTCAAGTTCAACCCCGGTCATCACAGCTACCTCAACGCTGTCGGCATCTGACGCGCAACCAATCGAGGAGCAACAAACATGGCCATCTCACGCGCACAGCTCATGAAGGAGCTGCTCCCCGGGCTGAACGCCTTGTTCGGTCTGGAGTACAAGCAGTACCCGGAAGAGCACAAGGACATCTTCGAGACGGAAACGTCGGAGCGTTCGTTCGAGGAAGAAGTCAAGCTGTCGGGCTTCGGTCCGGCGCCGGTCAAGGCCGAGGGCGACGCTCTCAGCTACGACAACGCACAGGAGGCGTTCACCTCGCGGTACATCCACGAGACGGTCGCGCTCGGGTTCAGCGTCACGGAGGAAGCCGTCGAGGACAACCTCTACGACTCGCTCTCGGCGCGCTACACCAAGGCCCTCGCACGAGCGATGGCCTACACCAAGCAGGTGAAGGGTGCGGCGATCCTGAACAACGGGTTCAGCGGCTCGTTCCTCGGTGGTGACGGCGTGTCGCTGTTCGGCGTCAATGCCGCAGCGACCCGCGTCGGACACCCGCTGGTCGGCGGCGGCGTCAACTTCAATTCCCCGCCGACAGGCGTGGACCTGAACGAGACGGCGCTGGAAGCCGCGATCATCCAGATCGCCGGCTGGACCGATGAGCGCGGGCTCCTGATCGCCGCGCTCGCACGCAAGCTGGTGGTGCCTCCGTCGTACCAGTTCACGGCGGTGCGGCTCCTGCAGTCGGAAGGTCGGACGGCCACCGCGGACAACGACATCAACGCGATCCGCAACATGTCGGCGATCCCGGGCGGCTACACGGTCAACCACTACCTGCTCGACACGAACGCTTGGTTCCTCAAGACCGACGTGCCGAACGGGCTGAAGCACTTCAGCCGTGTCGCCCTCAAGACCGGCATGGACGAGGACTTCGACACCGGCAACAGCCGGTACAAGGCCCGCGAGCGCTACAGCTTCGGCTGGTCCGATGCGCTCGGAATGTGGGGCTCGGCCGGCTCGACCTGAGCTGCGATCGATGTTCTGCAAAAAGGGGCCCTGCGGGGCCCCTTTTCGTGGCAGACTCCGACTGCCCCCGGGAATTCACCCCCTACGCGCTGCGACAGGCCCGGCTGACGACATGCAGACTCAGCGCGCATCACTCGCATGTGAGGCCCTATGTCCGCGACCCACTTCTCCGGTCCCGTCGTTTCTGCGGCGGGCTTCGTCGGCGTCCTCGTTCCCCCGGTCGGTGTCGGCTACGGAATGATCTTCACCCCGATCACTACCGCGACGTTGCCGCCCGCGAGCGCATCGCTCCTTGGTGCGGTCGCGATGATCAGCGACAACGGCGTCGGCAACAACGAGTACTGCCTCGTGATCTGCACGGGCGCCGCGTGGGTCACGGCGGTCGGCCTCGCACTGACGTAAGGGGTCCGTCATGGACACCGATGTCTTTGTGGTACGCGTTACCGGGGTCGTAACCGGCCTGCTCTACAACGGACGCACGCGTGTTCGCGGCATCCAGTTCACGGGCACTGGTGTCGGCACGCTGGAGCTGCGCGACGGAAGCAGCGGCGGCGTCGTGAAGATGCTGCTCGATGTCGGGAGCGGCGTGGGCGACATCCTCATCCCGGCCGATGGCCTCCTCTTCACGACGGGTGTCTACGTGACCAGCACGGGTGCGTTCACATCGGCCAATCTTTTCTGCGGCTAGGAGCTGCCATGCGCAAGAAGTTCGACGACCTCGGCAAGGGCAAGTGCTTCGCTGCAGGCGGTGACGTGAAGGCCGAGCTGAAGTTCATGAAGGACAAGGGTGCGCCCAAGTCGATGATCAAGGCCGAGAAGAAGGAGCACGGGCTCCCGGCCTTCGAGGGCGGCGGCTCATCGGGTGGCGGCTCGGCCGGCAGCGCGGGCAAGAGCCGCTTCGTCGGCCACGGCGCGTTCAACTTCGGCAAGCAGAAGGCCAAGCCTTTCGCCGAGGGCGGCTCGATCGACGACGCGACGCGCGCTCGCGCGCTTGCGTGGGTCGACAAGCGGCGCGCACAGCAGGACGCTGAAGGCGCTGGCGACGCGAGTGCGGCTGAACCCTCACCGATCGCGCTGCCGGCGATCAAACGGCGTCCTGCTGCGACGCAGGGCCCTTCGCATGCACCCGGTCCCGCGCCCGTGGTCGAGCAGAAGACCACGACGGTCTACAGCCACGAAGGCGCCGGCAAGCCGCCGCCTCGCGACACGACTGGCTTCGCGGAGACGGCTTTCAACGCAGTTCGTTCTGCGTTGACTCCCAAGGCAGGGGCGCCCAAGGCCACCGAGGCGGATGCCGTCGCGGCAGCGAACAAGGGCATCCCCAAGGAGTGGACCGGGCAGGATCAGCCGCCGCCGGCCTATCGCCGGATGCACGAGAGCACCAGTGCGGCATCGCGCTATGCCGGCGGTGGCAGCATCGACGGCTGCGCATCGCGCGGCAAGACGCGCGGAAAGGTGATCTGACATGGCTGCGTTCCGACCCACTCCTCAAGCGTCACGCTTCGCACCCGCACAGGGTGCTTCCGCCGCACGTCCGGCAGCAGCGGCACCGCAAGCGGCAGCGCAGATGCAGGCGATGAAGCAGGCTGCATCGATGCCACAGCCTCCCGGTGGTCCTCCGGGCATGGTCGGCAATGCGTTGAGCGCAGCGAACATGCAAGCGCAGAAGGCAGGTCTGCCGCAGGCTCCGCAGGGCGGCATGCTCAGCGCGATGGGCTCTGCGCAGCCGATGGGCGGTATGCCGCCGCAGATGGCACAAGCAGCGCAGATGCAGGCGATGAAGCAGGCTGCATCGATGCCGCAGCCGCCCATGCCGATGGCAGGCGGTCCCCAGCCTCCGGGCATGGGCGGCACTGCTTCGATTGGTCCGCGGCCGGGGTTGCCGGTGATGCCGGGTGCGCCCGCGAGCGGCATGCTGCCGGCGCAGGGTGGATTCAATCAGGCACCGGCACAGCCGATGGGCGGCATGCAGTCGATGGGCGCAGCGCAGCCGATGCCGGCTGCTGCACCTGCGGGTCGCGTGATGCCCGGCGCTCCGATCGCGCGGCCGATGGCGATGAAGAAGGGCGGTGCCGTGAAGCTCGCCGGGGGCGGCAGCGTCGGCGGGCGTGGCGATGGCATCGCGCAGCGCGGCAAGACGCGCGGGACGATGCGGTAGGGCCTCATGGCTACCTCCGGCACTTCGATCGCCAACTTTGAACTCATCGACATCATCGAGGAGGCGGGGGAGCGTTGCGGCGTCGAGATCAGGGCCGGCTACCAAGTCCGCACCGCGCGCCGCAGCCTGAACCTGCTCCTGATGGAGTGGGCGAATCGGGGGATAAATCTGTGGACAGTCGAGGAGGTGCAGGTGCCGCTGATCCCCGGCACCGACGTGTATCTGATGGCCCCCGACACTGTGGATGTCTTCGAGGCGGTGATCCGCACGGGGCTCGGCAGCAGTCAGACCGATCTCGTGCTCAACCGGGTCAGCGGCGCGGTCTACATGACGGTGCCGAACAAGACCGCGCAGGGCCGGCCGTACCAAATCTGGGTCGACCGCCAGATCACGCAGCGCATCGTGCTCTGGCCTGTCCCTGACGCATCGATCCCCTACACGATGGTCTACTGGCGCCTGCGTCGCCTGCAGGACGCCGGCACGGGCCTGAACACGGAAGACGTGCCGTTCCGCTTCCTGCCGGCGCTGATCGCGGGGCTCGCCTACAACATGGCGCTGAAGTTCCCCGAGGGCCTGCCACGCGCGCAGGCGCTCAAGCAGCAGTACGACGAGGCGTGGAACTTCGCATCCGACGAGGACCGCGAGAAGGCGCCCGTGCGCTTCGTGCCGAGGATGATGCCGATATGAGCATCCCCTATGCGAACGGCGCCAATGCGATCGGGTTCTGCGACCGCTGCAACTTCCGCTACAAGCTCGGGCAGCTCAAGCACGAGTACGTCGCTGGCCGCAAGCAGAACCTGCTCGTGTGCCCGACGTGCTGGGACCCCGACCATCCGCAGAACTGGCAGGGACGCATCCCGGTGTTCGATCCGCAGGCGCTGCGCAACCCGCGCCCCGATCCGTCGATGGCCGCGTCGCGTGTGCTCAACCCCAACCCCGTGCCTGTTCCTGAGCCGCCCATCGGTGCGCCCGAGCACAACCCCTAGGAGAGCCGCATGGCCACGTCCCGCTCCAACCTGCCGAAAGAGATGATGCCGCTCAGCTCGACGCCGACGCGCAAGCCGCCCACGTCACAGCCGGAAACGGGCACCTTCAAGAACTTGAAGGCACCTCCGTTCGGCAAGGCGCCGGTTGCACCAAAGGGCAATCCGTTCGTCAAGAAGGCACCGGCCTTCGCGCGTGGCGGCAGCGTGCCCGAGCCGATGACGAGTCCGACGCGCGTGATCAAGGATCAGGTCGCGGTGACGCCGAAGGTCGAGTCCATCGCACGCGACTACAAGGTCAAGCCCGAGGGTGCAGGCATCATGCGCGGCACTGGCGCGGCCACCAAGGGCAAGAAGTTCTCCGGGGTGTACTGAGCCGTGAACTACACCGAGCTTAAAGCCGCTGTCGTCAGCTCGATCGGGAACACGTTTCTCGACGCCGACCTCGACCGCTTCACGCAGCTCGCCGAGGAGAAGATTTACAACGCGGTGCAGATTCCGGCGCTGCGCAAGAACCAGACGGGTGTTCTGACGATGAACAACCCGTACCTGTCGCTGCCGACCGACTTCCTCTACCCGTATTCGTTCGCCGTGATCGAGCCGACGACAGGTGAGTACCTCTACGCGCTCAACAAGGACGTGAACTACCTGCGCGACATGTTCCCTGATCCGACCCAGCAGGGGCGCCCGCGCGCCTATGCGCAGTTCGACAAGGACACGTTCATGCTCGCGCCGACGCCGGACCTGCCGTACGACGTGGAGCTGCACTACGGCTACTACCCGGCCTCGATCGTCACGGCGGGCACGTCGTGGCTCGGCGACAACTTCGAGTCGGCACTGTTCAACGGCACGCTGCTTGAGGCGGCGCGGTTCATCAAGGAAGAGCAGGACGTGATCGCGTTCTACCAGACGCTCTTCACGGACTCGATGGTGCTGCTCAAGCAGCTCGGCGACGGCAAGCTGCGGATGGACACCTTCCGTACACCCCAAGTGAAGGACACGGTGCGATGAGCAGTCTCTCGAAGTCAAAGGCACGCGATGTCGTCTCGGCGACGATGATCATGAGGCCCAGCGTCGAGCCCGAGACGGCGCAGGCGAAGGGCTACTACGTGGTGGAATGCTTCGCGCCCGATGGGTCGCTGAAGTGGGAGGCGCGCTCCAAGAACCTCGTGGTCAACGTCGGCCTCGCGGACATGTGCAACAAGTACTTCGCGGGTGCGGCGTACACGGCGGCATGGTTCGTCGGGTTGTACGGCGCGGCAGCGTCGAACAACCCGGCGGCTGGCGACACCATGTCGTCGCACGCGGGCTGGACCGAGGTGGTCCCGTACAGCAACGCGACGCGCGTGGCAGCGACGTTCGGCACGGCGACGACGGCGAACCCTTCGGTCATCACGACGCAGCTCGCGCCTGCGGTGTTCAACATCAACGCCATTGGCGTGATCGGCGGTGCGTTCCTGACCTCGAACAGCACCAAGAGCGGCACGACCGGCACCCTCTTCTCGGCAGCGGACCTGCAGTCGCCCGGCGACCGCAACGTGGCGAACGGCGACACGGTGAACGTCACCTACCGCTTCGAGCTGACGGCAACTTGAGCAGGATGTCATGGCATCGGGTGGCTGGGGCTCAGGTGGCTGGGGCGTGTCTGGATGGGGTGGTGGCGCGTATGACGGCGACATCATCGAGACAGCCTCGGCCATCGATCTGCCCAGCGTAGCCGCCAGCACCTTCGCCAGCCTCTCGATCATCGAGACGGCCAGCAGTATCGATCTTCCCAGCGCGAGCGCGACGCTCGCCAGCCTGTCGATCATCGAGCGCGCGAGCGCGATCGAATTCCCCAGCGTCATCGCCACGCTCCTGCTCGACGCCATCGAGCGCGCGAGCGTCATCGACTTCCCGAGCGGCGCAGTGGACTTCGTGGCGTCTGTCATCGAGGCAGCGACGGTTGCGGACCTGTTCAGCGCGGTGCCGAACTACGCGGTCGTCGTCATCGAGACGGCGAGCGCGCTCGACAAGGACACGCTCGGCAGCTTCTTCGACGTGACTCTCGTGGAGCGGGCCAGCGCGATCGATCTGCCGTCGAGCACGGTCATCTTCCCCGCGGACATACTGGAAGGCGCGAGCGCGCAGGACATCGTGTCGGGGCTGATGGACGTGTTCCCATCGGTGCTGGAGCAGGCTGGCATCACCGACTTCGCTTCCGTTTCGCTGAGCGTGACGGTCGCGATCGTCGAGGCTGCGAGCATCGCCGATCTGGTCAAGGCACGGTTCCTGTGGGAGCCGGTCGACGACAGCCAGAGCGGGACGTGGACGCCGGTCGACGACACTCAGGGCGGCGCATGGACGCCGGTTGCCGCTGCGCCAGCCGAGACGTGGACATCGGTTGCTCCCGCGCCGGCTGGCGCATGGACCCCCGTGGACGATACGCAGACCGGGCCTCCGTGGACCCCGGTCGACAAGACCTAAGGAGCAGTCATGCCGAGTACCTATACCTCCCTGCTGCGGCTGACGCTGCCTGCCGATGGCGAGCTGATCGGCACATGGGGTCAGGTCGTCAACAACGGCATCACGACGCTGGAAGAGACGGCGATCGCTGGCTCATCGAACATCGTGATGACGGACGCGAACCGCACGCTCACGACGGCCAATGGCGCCACGGATGAAGCGCGGAACATGGTGATCGCGTTCACCGGCACGCTCACCGCGCAGCGCGACATCATCGTCCCCACGTCGAGCAAGATTTACTTCGTTCGCAATGCCACGACAGGTGGTTTCGGCCTCAACGTCAAGACCTCGGCCGGCAGCGGTGTCGTCGTGCCGAACGGTTCGGCGATGCTGGTGTATTGCAACGGCACCAACGTCGTTGCTGCGATCTCGACGCTGGTGGGAACGGGGCAATTCCTCCTCGCTGATGGCACGGCGGCAGCGCCGAGCTTGTCGTTCTTGAGTGATACCAATACCGGCTTGTACTGGGTCAGCGCCGATGACCTCGGGTTTGCGACAGGTGGTTTGCAGCGGATGCAGCTCGATGCCAACGGTACGTTGTCGTTCGCTGTTCCAACGAATGCCGGTGCACCTCCGATTCAAACGATCGCTGCGGCCGGAGGTTTCAGCGGTGATTTTCGGGGTCGGTCATCCGACGACCTCGCGGTTCTTCGGTTGCTGAACAACGCCTATTCGGTGCAACGGGCCACGTTCCAGTGCGACAACGCCAATGGCTACGTCGGCACGACAGCGAACCTCCCCTTCGGGCTGTTGCAGAACGGTGTCGCCAAGCTCACGCTCAACACGGCAGGTGATGTTGTCGTCAACAACAACATCTACGGGGCCAACATCTACGTCGGTTCAAGCGTGGGGTCGGCCGGCACGTATGGCATCTCGGGCGGTTTCGGCGCCTCGATGATTACTTGGGGTACTAGTGCGGCAGGTGCAGGTCGTCTCGATCTTTACACGAGTGGCGGCGCGGCGATGATCTTCCCGCGTGTTGCATCGGCGGTGAACTATGTGGAGCTGACGCAGGGTGCGACGGGTAATGGCCCGAACATGAAGGCTGTTGGTTCCGATGCCAACGTGCAGTTCAATTACTACGCGCAAGGCACGGGTTCGCATGCCTTCTGGATCAACAACCAAGCGCATGTTGTCATTGCGGCTAACCCGGGTACCAATCGCTATCTCTCGCTCACGGGTGGGGTTTCGGCCAACCCGAGCGTCAACGACAGCTTCGCGCAGGGCGTTCGGATCGCCAACTGCTCCTTCCAAGTGATCGGTTCAGGACGCCCGTGGACGGGCTCGGTCACGGAGTCGCAGGGCTACATCTACAACGTCGCGCTCGGTATCTGCAATGCGACGGCGAGTGCGAACAACCGCATCCATGAGTGGTACAAGGATTCGGTGTCGCTGTATGGCCTGTGGATCAGCGACAACACGGGTGCAGCGACTCCGTGGATTCGTGTGACGGGTGGTCAGGCTGCAGGCACTACCGCGATCGACTTCACCACTGCTGCCAGCGGTGGGGTGACTTTCGCCACCGGTTCGGGTGGTGTGGCAATCACAGGCACGGCTTCAAGCAGTGGTACGTTGTCGGTTCAGGACACGGGCGCTGCGGGTGCCAACATCAGGATGATTGGCGACGGTGCCACGACGCCCAAGAAGTTCATCCGGGTCACGGGCGGTGCCTTCCAGATCATCAACGATGCTTATTCAGCCGCGCCGCTCAGCCTGTCTGATGCGGGCGTGATGACTGACATCCGGGGCTTGTCGTGGGCTCGTGATGCAGGCACGGCTGGGGGCTCGGCGCCGCCTGTCGGCAGCATCATTTTCGGCAGTGTCGGCGCGACTGTCATTGCTGCATTCGCGACCGTCAATGCCGCTACCACCAACATCCTCGTCAGCAACACGGCCAGCGGGACCAGCACCGCGGTCAACGCCGGCACATGGCGCAACCTCGGTGCCCGTGATGCCAGCGTCGGGCACGCGCTCTGGCTTCGCACAGCTTAAGGATCGTCATGGACTACAACGCAAACGCGCTATCGACAAACCCGATCACGGGTGAAGTCACGGCGCTGTACTGGAGCGTGGAGCACAACGGACGGCGGCGCAGCGGTGTCATCGACATCGCACCGACGCTGCCATTCCCCGATG